TTTTTCTATTCTTGCAAACTCTTTTGTCACCCTCCGGATTGTTTCGTCCGGATAGCTCTCTAAAAACAAATCTTCCTTATCTCTGAGGGCATACTTCTTCATCCAGACGTCTGTTGCTAGCTCGTCCCCCTCAAAATATTCAAGCGTTGCTTTACGTACTTCTTCTTCTGTAAACATCAATTTATGTCCTTCTTTGTCTTTACCTTATTATATGCTGCCTGCAAGGCACTTGCTTGTAGCTCCGAGGCTTTCTTTGGCCCTGTCGCTTCTATGGCTTCCTCGGGCGCCGAAACATTAATATCAATTACCCTTGTGTCCATATAGACAGGGCATACCATTTGATCGTCTCCAAATCTGTTCTTGGAGATAAACATACGTCCAGCTTTATTTTGTCTCTCTTCCGGACTTCTTGACACAACCATAACAAAATCACATGGAAAATTCTTTCCATAACCACCAGAACTATGCTCCATCGTTGCAACTTCCGCCTGAGCACCCGTCCTGTTTAGCTGGTCCATTGTCCAAACTGGGAAACCAAAATCTTCTCCCATAGAACGAAGGTCGTCTGCAATATCTTCCGTTTCCGACCATCCGTCTTTCTTCACAACAACGGGCTTAATTTTGCTAAGGTAATCTATAAGAACCAAGTCAGGTTTAAAATCTCTTTTTATTGTCTTCTCAACATAGTTTCTAAGTGTTTGTACTGATGCTGCTTTCGCTCTAAATTTCTTTACAACAAGTCTTCCTTTTACCAAAGACTGCAAGTCCCCAAACACTGCTTCTTGTGAGCCAAACAAAAGCTCTGGGGGGACCTTGGTTAAACACACATCAAATCTTCTTCCTATTACGCTTTCCGAAAGCTCTAGCGTGATGTACAATACGTTTTTACCAAGCTTTAGTGCATGCGCTCCTAGATGCACAAGCATCATGGTTTTCCCGCCCCCCGTAGGAGCCATCCCCAAACCGATTTCCCCTATTCCCAAGCCTCCCTGCATTAAGTTGTCAATGTAGTTCCAACCTGTAGAAATCGGAGTTCTGGTTTCTTGAGTTTTATATCTCGCATAAAAGTCTCTTACAAGATCGTGTCCAATATCGTTGTCCAACCCAAGTCGAAGAGACTCTACAATTATTTTTTCTATCTCTTCGAAAGAAGAGGAAGCCATAAGCTTAATCGACTGAAGCATTGCCTTCTTTAGGTTCTGCTTCTTACAAAACTTTATTGAAGAATCTTTGATATATTCTATGTCTACACTAAGGCCAGGCTCTGTTTTAAATTTCGACAATAGTTCTTTTGCTTGCCCATACGAAGTTTCATCCGTTTCATTTTCAGAAGTTCCCAAGATAGCAGAAATAATATTTAGCGAAGGATGAACTTTATATTGTTTCTTATAGGCCAATAGTTTTTGTACATAAAATCTAAGATATTCAAATTCAAAGAATACCGTTTCAAGAACTTCCGTGATTTGATCGCAATAAAGATGATCAAAAGTCATCGCCTTTACGACTTCTTCTTGAAACGACAGACCAAAAGAAGAAAAGTCTTCTACCTCTCGTACTTCCTTTTTTGTCATAGATTATTTTATCTCCGACATAACTCGATTGCTCCACTGGAAAAGTGGAGTCCAATTCAATTCAGCAAACCCATCTTTAATTGCAGATTGTGTAAACATTGACTTACGAAAAACTAAATCCCTCTTCTCTATTTCTTCTCGAATTTCTCCCTGAGCCTGAAGAGAAATGAGAGGGCTATCTAACTGTATCATTCGCATATTCTGTATTACTTGATCTCGGCCAGAAAGAATGTTTTTATGTATAACTAGTGGTTTCTCGACGTTTTGACAGAACTTTACAACGTCGTCTATACTATATTCTTTTTCTTCCTTAAGAAAATCAAATCTTTTTGCAACAGACTTCAACTTAACTCCGCCAACTCCTTGAACATTATCACTCTTGTCGTCTCCTGATATTGCACGGGCTAAAGCAAAGTTTCTCGGATGAATCCCATACTTTTCAAGGATCTTTTTTATCGACAACACCTCGTCCTGAATCGGTCTGTATACTATCGTATTTTTGTCGATCAGTTGAAAGAAATCCTTGTCAGAAGACACAATAATTTTCTGTGCTTCTTTATATTTCTCGCGATGAACTAGAAACGCAATAACATCATCAGCCTCTACCGATTCATAAATCAATTGCTTTACCGGCAAAAAAGAAAGATATTCGATAAGCTTGGCGTGCTGCCAAAACTTATTTCTTTCTTCGTCTTGCGGATCTATTTGCAAAGAACGATTGAGATTAATTGGCTTTCTTCCAGCCTTATAGTTTTTATCAATTGCTCGACGACGCCTTGAGCCTCCTAGACCATCCCAGACGACAACCACCTCGTCGGGCTTTATATAATTTATCATTGACTGTAGAGACTTAAGTCCTCCAACAACCCCTCCAATCGGAGCGCCGTTTAAAGAAAGAGTTGGGTTTACAACATAATTCCGGATAAATAAAGAATTTAAACTGTCAATAAATACTACTCTCATTTTTGTTTATGCCCTGATCATAGACAAGCTGCCGTCATCATTAGAATAATAAATCTTCTTGATGCCGCAGAAGTCCATCACTGCTTGACACATCTCGCAAGGGCGAGAATTTCGAAGCTCTCCGTTCTTGCCAATACGAACCACAACAATGGTTCCACCAACAGTAAGAGCTGCTGGAATATTCAGACAGGCCCGGCTTTCAGCATGACGAGATGCCTTAAGATTTCCGTTAGTTACACGAAAGTCGAACCTGTTACAGAAAGAAGAATAATTCCTCTTGTTCGAGGCCGCGTTGATATAAGCCCCACCGTTATTGATCAGTACAGCTCCATGACGAAACCCGCAAGCAGAAGCATCTGCGACTTTACGAGCCAGTTCCACAGCCTTCGCAATACGATTCGTAATGTCGATGTTGTGGATTTCTCGCATGATTTTCCTCATGGAACATAAGAATAATAATAAGGTGCCTTAAAAACTCCGTCGACTTTCTCTCTTAATTTAAACAATTGTGTACACGATAATATGCTCGCCAACATAGATACTGTATCATTATTTAGCAAAGAAAGCAATATGCTTTCTGTCGTCAAAAGCGTAGTAAGTCTTTCTCGAACAGTGCTCTTATCCTCTTCGGCGTGTAGATTATTGTATATTGATTCAACAAGATTTTCTTGATTTTCTATACTCCGAATATCATATTTGGCAATATACTTTGTAAGTCGATAAAGATTCAAATGCTGCATCTTGTTAATTTTTAAAACCTTATTTGATACACAAGAAGAAAAGTCTTCATGATAAAATACCCGCTTATCATTAAATCCTACCATGGAATTAAAGAAATCAAAATTAGAAACAATATTTTCTGGGGTGTCCATAAAGCTAGAAACAAGCTGCACCGTGTGGGGTTTGGGAGAAGGCTTTATGAAACTCTTTACAAGTTTCCTTATCAAAGGAGTTTTTTCTAGCTTTCTAGTAAGATAACTTCTTGTATCAACCATTTTATATGTTTCTGCAAATGTCTTTTTTCCATAGTTTGTGTTTGGTACATTTTTCCAATATTCAACTGTAAGATTATCTGAAAAAGCGATTAGGTGTTTGTTGTATTTGCCTTGCTTTATAAACTTTTTATGAAACAAATCACTTTCTTCTTTTGAAGAAAACCAAACGTCCAAATCCCCTGCAAGACCAATAAGACTTGAGTATAACCCACGATGTTCCTCAAAAACTTTATTATTCTCTGGGGTAATTTCTATCCTCCTATTTGTTGTTAAAATCTCCCACAAGTCCATATTTGAATAATAATACATCAGAGGAAGGCCGCCAGCGACAAACCCTCCGCAGTCAAAAACATTTTTGAACTGTTCCAAGAAATTAGGAAGGTCTGGCTTGTCAGAGAAAAAAGATTGTTGAATTGGTACGGAATGTATTACTGACATTTCTCCCTCTCCGTTTGCAAGAGCGACAGATTAGCACAGCGAGAGGGAAAAGTCAAACTATTCTTCGTCCTTCTCTCCAAACGACACTACAGAAGAGCCCTTCTTTTCATTGAGTTTTTCCGTTGGTTGGTCGGGAAAGTTAGGAATTTCTTTGTGTCCCTCGTCTGTTTCTTTATCGAAATAGAAATCCGCTGCATTCTTTTTTTCGTTAAAGTTCACAACCATCTCTTCTTCAACAACCTTCATCACAAGAGCAAAAAAGTTTGCATCGTTCTTGAGAAGATCGCTCCAATCTTTCTCTTGGAACTTTACTTCTTGCTTGTCATCTCCCATAAGAAACTTCCAAGGTCCGCCTGTACGATATCTAGGAGAGATTTTAACTACCTCAAACAAACTTTCATCATCACAAACTCCGACTCTGTTGGGGTCTCCCCACAAAATCTTAAACTCACACTTTCTTTTCTCGGTCCCATATCGTGATTTAATAAGCTTCGCTTTTACTGTTGAGCCAATAATAAACCCCTTCTCGTCCTCAACGAAAGAGGCTTTTGCATGAGGCTTAACAAGCCAAATACGAAGATGGCAAGCATAAGCAACAGAAAGCCCACCAGGAGTAAAATACTTAACTTCATCTGTTGCGTATTTGCTAGAAGCCTCTGGAGAAATGTTTGTCTTAAGATGATTTAAGATTACCCAAGTGGCCCCAGCCCTGTTAAGAGGTCCAAGCAGCTTCGAAATACCCTTTGAAATAGTTCTTGCCTTAACAGAAACCGAAGAACTTGGATTAAAATCTCCTTCAACATCAGTTAAGTCGGGGAGCATGGCAAGGCTGTCGAGAATAAAGACAACTCTACCCATCTCTTCTTCTGAAAGAACAGCTTCCATGATTTCAAACATTTGTCGTATATCGTCTGGAAGAATATAGGTAAGATGATCTAAGTCGCATCCGGCGTTGATAAGAAACTCTGAGTCTATTGCTCTCTCGCTATCAAAATATACAACGTGATAGCCCTTCTTTTGGGCATTTACCGCAATTTGCGCTGCCAAATAACTTTTCCCAACTCCAGACAAAGAGGCTATTTCTGTAATTCTTCCTACGGGAATTCCCGCTTTAATTCCCCTTGCGATTGTACAATCCAGAAGAAAAGAACCTGTAGAAATCCAGTCTTTAACTGTTGCAGGAGACTCATCTTTTGTAAGATTGTAAGCAACGTCATGTCCGACTTTTTTGTTTATGATAGATTTAATTTTTTCTAAGCTTGTCTTTGTCATTATTGTTCCTCAGTTAAAAGATGTAGAACAACTCCGGCCGAGATAAACCCAGCCGGAGTATTGTTCTACATTTTCATCTCAATCTATTTTTCTTCAAACGCAGCGTCAATAGCGTCGTCACCAGAAACCGGGGGCTCTGCTGCTTGTGTTAGAATAGTTTCCGATTCCTTGGCAGCACCATATTTTTCTGTGCCTCCCTCGGAATTGCCAACATCTTGGTTCATATGCTCGCTAAGAATCATTTCCACATCTTGTGGAGTCTTGCGAGGATAAAGAAGATTAAAGGTCGGCATATCTGCAACAAGCTTACGGGCTACTTCGTAGTCTTCCATAATCGGAGTGGGGCGACGAGCAATCTTTACGCTGCTCTTGGAGAAGCGAGGATTAGCTTCGTTGTACTCATATGAAAGTAGCACATCAAATCCTTTTTCTTCGTCGGCGATGTTGCCAACGTCGGGATTAAGAACTTCCTCTAGCATTGACTTGTACACGCCTTTGCCATAGCTCCACCAACGCACGCCTTGGTCCTCTTCGCCGCGAACAAGAATGGGCGAGAAATATCTCTCACGAGGAAAGTAATTATCTTTCGCTAGTTGGATCTTCTCAGCATCTTTTGTATTGTAAAGCTCAAAAGCCATTTCACAAATAGCACACTTCTCATTGAAATTCTTTCGAGGACAAAGGAAACTCTTTCCGCCAATAAAGTGGATAGAAGCCTCAACAAAGGGTTCTGATACGTTCACAATACGTAATGCAAAAGTTTTTGTTTCCTTGGGCGACCAACGATACGATTTCCCTTCTCCGGTTTTTGCCTTCTTGGGGTTGTTAATGCTGTCTAATTTCTTTCTGATTTCTTCTAGGTTTAGTGACATTTTGTTTCTCCTTGTTATGTTACTATGCTGTAACTTTTTCTGGTCCCTCAACTACTTGATCCCAATTGATAATTCTAAAGTCCTGTTTGTCTACATCCCAGACCACCTCCTGATTTTGTTTTGCTGGTTGTCTTCCCGTGCCCTTTATTCTTTCGTTTAAAAGGGATTTGGGAAGGTCTCTCAAATATTGAAAAGTCATTGTTCTCGCTTCGCCATTTTTCTTCATAAACAGAATTTTCCAAGTTGGTGTTGTCATGATGTTATAATCTCCTGTATTTGATCAGAATACGGAATAACAAACAAATATTTACTATCGTATGGGGAAATAAATATGTCGTATACGTAGTCTACTGCTTGTTTCCGATTAAGTTTTTCTCTTGCTTCCTGCAATAACCCTGATTGTTTTTCGTAGTCTCCTTTGCTTACTAAATAGTAGTAAGCTTTGAGAATAGGCGAAAATATTTCATAAAAAAGATTCTCTTTCCCCGTTTCCAAATCGACACTTCCAAGAGTATAAATTCTTGCGCAATTAGGAGGAGTTAAGTCTTGTTTCAAAACGCCCTCTTGTTCTCTATAGGCCAACAACATTTTATACGTCCCAAGAAGAAGCTCTGTTTTTTTAGTTTCTATCTCGGACAATGTTGTTGCAGGAATCATTTTCTCCAGACAATAATCATCAACTATGCAGATTTCCTTAAAAACTCCCGATCTGGCGTATTCTTGGAGCACACCATACACCACCTTTCGATTTAGTTTGACGTCATTTTTATAAGTTGGCGTAGGTCTTAGCAAAAAAATTATTCTGATGTCTGCGTCCTTGACTTTTTGAAGCAGACGAAGACTACATGCAGAAACGATGTCTGAGCCATCAACAAATGCTATACAAGAATTGCCAAGTTTATTAAATTTATGAAGATTACACTTTGAAGAGGAATAAAGCTTATCAAAAGATTCTTCTATCTTCTCGGGACTTGTCTCTTTAATTACTACATCAGAGTCATCACGAGAAGACACAAGAAAAACTTTCTTGAGTTCTGGCCAAGACTTTAATTGTTCTACTAATACGGGCTGATTTCCTATTACTACAGCACAACTAGACTTTTTTACCATGTTCTAAAATCCTACTCATCTCTCCAAAATTCTTCCCTATAGAGAGGTTTATAACATACTTTCCAAAATCTGTAGAAGAGAAAATTTCTTCTATCTCTCTTATTTTATGTTTTTCATTCTTGTCAAAATCTAATACAAGACAGTCGTGAATAAGGAAAGCGATATAGCTTCTCATCTTATTCTTTTTCAGACATTCCCAAACTTTTAGTGCCTGCGCAAGAAACAAATCACTCGTTGTGCTTTGGATAAGATAATTAAAAACAAAATGAAAATCCTCTATTTCTATAGTTCGCCCCAAAGGTGTTTCAATCTTTTTCCCGTCCCAATACTTCTTTATTAGTTATTCTCTGTCAAATATCTTTAAGGAAGCATCTTTTCTCTGTCAAATATCTTTAAGGAAGCATCTTCTGGGTTATACAGCCAAGAGAAAACTTTCTTTTTTGCTTCTTCTCTGGAAAGTTTACCGCAAAAGAGGTTTTCTGCATTCCATTGGTGGATATCGTGTTGAGGTTGTTCTTTCCCAAACAAATGTAAAATAGTTCTTATTTCAGCTCCATTTATGTCCAATTCGACATAAACATCATTGTTGGGACAAAGAATGTGTCTTTCTTTTTTGGGCAATCTAAGTATCGGAAAAGAACCCGGCCGCTCGCTCAGACGCCCTGTAACAGTACCAAAAAGATTATAGTCTATTCTCTGTAGGCTTTTATTTAAAGCGTTCTTTATGTCTTCGTCCGCTTCTGCACAGACGTTAAGTTTTTTAAAGGCTATGTCCTCTAATAGAAACGACGCCTGTTTAAGCAAATTATAATTCTTTGGCCTTTCGGTCGAATCAATAATCTTTTTTGTTATTTCAGTTCTTTTGGCGGCAAACTCAAGCAAGAAGTCAAAAGAAAATAAATCAACAAAATTCCTAGAAGTTACTTTTACTTTAGCTGTTTTAATTGCACACTGATATGCGGCCCATGTTTCATAAAGCTTTTCCCAGTCTCTCCTTTCCTTTTGCGAACATACGTCGACAACCTTTTTATTGGAACAGTACAAAGCGGCGGAGTCAACACAAGGGAAGGCTCTCGATAGATACCAAGAAAAACTCGGGACTGGAAGATTTCCGGACTCTGAAAGAGATAATACATTAATACTACCATCACAGTAAATAACGTCAGATTCACCGTTTTTAGAAGAAAAAAGAACGTCTATGAAATTCATGCTGCCTTATCTTGTTTCGGCCTCAAGATATCGCATCGCACGGTCAAAGTCAAGTTCTTTTAAAAGAGCACAAGATTTCTCAATAATCTTCTTTTTCTTGGCCAAAGACAGCCCCTTATCCGAATACTCCAGCTTTAACCCAAGATAAAGATTAAACCAAAAACCAACGTCTTTGTCAACATCCTTTTTATTAACGTATTTGCGATAAGAAGCAATAATAACTTCTTTTAGCAAATCCAAGTCTTTATATTTCGCGTCTTCGAAATATTCTTCAAGTACCGAGTTTTGCTCTGTTTTTTCTATAAAAGGCTTTGCCGCATCAGAATAAAGATTAAACATCAATCTCCATGGAGCGTTTTTATCTACAGCAAACCCAAATCGGACAGCACAGCTCTGATAAAGGGGATAATTGTCGTCCGACATTAAAACAGTTTTTGGGTAATCGTCTGAATGAGACTTTTTCATTACCTCTATTCCAAGTCCACTGCAAAGAGGATCACAATACTTGGAATTAATAAAGTCTGTAAACGTAAATGGTAGTTTTGTATTTTCTGAGAGTGCTATTATCTGTCTTGAGAAGTTAAGAAAATCCTTCTTTTTAAAGAACCCATTCTTAAAAGAGTTGTCTACCAAGTTTGCAAAATAATTTTTGTATTCTTGCTCGGGGTTTTTATAACCAGAGACAACTTTTATATCTTTGAATTCGCTTTTATCCAAGCATCCGGCCATTTTAACAAACTCTTTCTTAAAGGATTCGTAAGCCGATACAACAAAACTTACTCCTCTTTCTTTCTTCTTCCCAGAGTCTAAATAAACATCAAACTTATCTTTCTTAGGGATTATAGAAACTCCATTAAAACTCTTTCCATAAACTTGATGCCGATAAAGGAAGTCGATATAATATCCGTTTAATTCAAGTCTCTCGTCAAAAAGAGAAAGATATTCTATTCTCTTGTTAAAAAGAATTCTCGTGGACATGGAGTTTTTTCCATCTGCAACCATATTATTTTTCAACTCCGTCTACAGAGCTATAACTTTGAGTAGAAGAAACATTACCGTCGTCTAGGCTTCTAGGAGTTACAGCTCCCTCTTCTTCCCCGACATTGAACCCAATTACCATTTCCGTCATACATGTCAAATTTGTTTTAAAGCTACTAGGAGTAATCTCACACTCCGTTTTAATTACAGTATAATACCCCAACAATCCAAATCTTCTCGCGTTTGTTTCATTTGCAAGCATTGGAGACGGATGAAGAAATATCTTACTTCCGTTGGTAAAAATGTTATTCCCCATCAACGCCACGTTAGCATCAAAAACGTCCAACAACATCAAACCATCAGAGCTTTCAATGCCTTTTTTAATCTTTGCCATACGAACGCTTCTTAACGCCTCGTCGCTTCTTTGCGCATATTTTATTTCTTCTGTTATGCCCCGATTTCTCCCCTCATAAAGATGATATACTCCATTTTTCTGATCTTTTTCAACATCAATCTTTTTAAAGTGTGCTCCCTCGTAATCAATAGCAAACACAATAAACCACGATTCCTGCTCCGGAGATATTTGTTGATTAGATTCAGATATGACTTTTTTATCTCTCTTCTTGGGAAAAGTTAAAACAGTCGAAGAAAACAAAACTCTTTTGCTTTGAGGATATCTTCCCAAAAGCCCTTTTGGATGATGTAGGCTGGGTCTAATCAGGCTCTGCAAAAGACCAAAGATAAAGTTCTTCAGGAACACAGAGGGAACTCCGGTCTTAATAACGTTTGCTTTAAACCAAGTCAAATAGTTGTTAAGAGATATCGGCAAATCGGCAATAGAAATACTTTTTAACTCTCCTCCGTCGCCTTTTATCGTTATATTCCCAAATAAAATCTTCAAATCTTGAAGAATCTTGGGATTGTTGCCCTCTACGATCCTCATCGCAGCATCAACAAGATCTCCAAAAAAGAAATACTTAATATCAAATCTTCCATTAATGTAAGACAACTCTGGAGATTGGGAGCTTCCTTGCAATATCTTTTTTGCCTGTTCATCATGGTCGTTTGCATCGGAATTTTGATTTTTTGGTATTTTCTCCAAATATGCTTGTTTTTCTTCCGGTGTTAAATCAACCTCAAGATGATACAATACATCCAAAGGCTCCGCTTCAAGAGAATATATTTGATCGTTGCATTTTAACATTTCCAACAAAATCTTGTATGCAGCATATATCTCCTGTTGCCTTAGCTCTTTTATTTCTTCTTGTCGCTTTTTCTCAAGATCCCTTTCTATAGTTCTAATATCAACGCCCTTTTTTTCTGCTTCGTCGTCCAACTCATATGCTTCAAACTTCAATAACGAATTTTGAAACTTCTTATCTGCCTCCTTGATGGAATAGAAAATATCTGCATCGGCAGAATTCATCAAGCCTTCCAAAGAAGAAATAAAATCAAAAGTCATTCTCACATAACCAGCTTGAGCAATCTCCGTTTGATAATTCACAGGAAAAAGCTGCAAGACGATATTGTGAGAATTCAAAGCATCTTTTAATTTCTTTGACAAAAGGGGATTGTTTTGGTCAAAAGACCAGCCAACATGAGCCTTAACTATAAATGGAGGATTGTTCTTAGCACTTATTCCATAATTCCCCAACCAACCCATTGAGGATCTTTGCTTAAACCAAGTAAAATCAGAAAAACCAATTTTATATTCTCCGTCTATTGTCCTCTCTTCGAAAAACTCGTCAAGAGAAGAAAATAATATTGTTAATGACGCCAAGATGTTTCTATCCGACGTCGCAAGGTCGGTTCCCTCATAACTCCATTTAAAAGATTCTACACCCGCTCCTCCTCCTCTTGCTTTCTTGTCTTTAAATATCTTCTCTATGTCCTTTGTATCAATAAAGTTCTTGAAAGTATACTCAACTTCTTTCTTTTTCCCACCTTCCAAAAGAAATACTTTATATAGTCGTATTTTTGGAACCAAACAGCTTTGTTGAGCAGGAGTCATGTTTAATATTTCTTCTGCTCCTTCTCTTCTTAAAAGCTTGGATATAAAGCTTTCTGAGCTTTCATTTGTGGTGAGATATAAATGAGATTTTGATTTATTCCTTGTCTCTTGCTGTTGAATTATCTTGTCGAAGTTGGCTGCAATATATTCCTGCTCTCTAAATCCACGATAAAAAGCTTCTTGAATCTTTTTAACAGCAGAATCAAAAGACTCTTCCTGCTTTTTTCTTTGTTCTATTGTCGCTTCTGCCGCTCTAATGTCCGAATGCTTTATGACATTGGGGTCATAAAGATCACCTACTCTTCTTTCCATCTTTATCCCTCAAACATCATCATAACTTTTTCCAACGGCAAAGGAATATAAACTATTTGTCCAATTGTTAATTGGCAGTCTACTGGAACTTGGTTAAACCAAGCAATCAACCACCATAAAGTAACATCTCCATAGTGTTTATATGCAAGTTTATAATACTTGTCCCCGGCTCTCCATGTATGATTAACAACATCAAGTTCTTTTATTTGTTCTTTTGTCGGATATTTCAGTTGAAGAGTTTTGTATTGTAAAATATGCTTAAGCCCCTTTTTCTTAAGCTCCGAAGCATACATTTCATTTTTGTTGATAACAGGATTTAACCTGCGATAACGAGAGATGGGCATTATTTAACAACCTCTTTATACGATTCTTTGATTAATCTTCTTAGAAAGGATTCTTTTATTTCTTCTTTCTTGTCCAAATCCCATTTCCTGACGATTCCTGGTGTTTCTTTATTATAGTGGTCGGGGTTATGTTGATAAAGAATCTTCACGACCTCAACATGGCCGTTTGCCGAAGCCCATCGGATGGCAGCGTTGTCATCGGCCGAGGGAACAACCCTCTTGTCGGAAAGAAGAATCTTCACGACCTCAACATGGCCGTTTGCCGAAGCCACTCGGATGGCAAGGTTGTTACCGGCCGTTGGATCAACCCTCTTGTCGGAAAGAAGAATCTTCACGACCTCAACCTGGCCGTATTCCGAAGCCCATTGGAAGGCATAGTTGTCATCGGCCGTTGGATCAACCCTTTTGTCGGAAAGAAGAATCTTCACGACCTCAACATGGCCTTTTGCCGAAGCCCATCGGATGGCAAGGTTGTTACTTGTTCTTACGTTCGCACCCTTCCGAATTAAATCTTTTACATATTCGAGGTTGGGAGTTTCTTCTTGTTTTACCGCATCTTTTAGCTTGTTGTTTAGCAAACCTTGCCGTTGAATCTGTTTTTCATATTTTAAAAACTCTTCGGGGATACCACCCTCCGACATCTCCGCCATCATTTCGATGGAAGGATTATACCCGGCTCGAACAATCTTCATTAGCTTTCGGAGTTCGTCGACATTATACGCTTCCGCTTCATCTCTATTGAAAGCCGCAGCAACAAACTTTAGCCAATCGTCATATGTTACTTCCTTCATGTTCTTCTGCATCAAGGAAACATATTTGTTAAATCGGTCTTGACCTCCGATCTCTTCTATTACTTCTCTCGGGGTTTGAAGAAGATTTCCCGTAAATATGCCGCCAGGATATTCGTTCTCTACTGTCGTTACGGTTGTTTCGATACCGTCCCCTTGGTCGACAACAGCAAAGTTAATTCTTGAAAACCTGTTACTTATGACGTCTTCCAAAGGAACTGTCTTGTTTATGACGTTAAAAAAGACGACCCCATCGTTAATCGTATATTGATAGAAATAGTTCTGTCCTTGGGCTGCAATACACCATGGGGTTCCTCGACCCCAATAACAAGAGCCCTCCCTCGACAGCAGACGAATCATGATGTATTCATCGTCCTCATAAAGAGTTTGGAAATGTTCCCCTTCGCCACTTTCGGCTGCTTTATAGGCGGTTTTCTTCTTCTCTTTCCCCTTCGATCTCTCGCTCCGTTGCACGGTTTCGTAATAGTTGATTGCGTCGAAGACTCTTTCAGCCGTTTCGTATTGATTAATGTCTTTCTTTTCCAGCCGAGGACCAATCTGATCGAACTTAAGAAATGCGTCCGCAACAAGCTCTTTGCTCTCGTTGCCTTGAAGAGTTCTTTTTAAAGCCCATTCCAAATACTTCTGTTTGCCCGTCGGATCTTTCGAGGCAAAGAAGTCGATTAGCTCTGTTTGCTCGGGAAGCTTTTCTTTCAGAGAGGAAATTTTATCTTCAAGCAAAAGAACATCTTTAACTTCTTCCAAAATTACATATCTCATTATTTCTTCCCCAACACAACATCTTCTTGAGATTCTTTCACACTATCCCCAACAGAAGAATCTGTTGAAAACTTTTCATTATCTGTTCTTTCCTCTGGAAGAACAATGTATCCAAACGGATACCGATTCCCAACCTTATCATCCGAAAACACAAGAGCCCCATCTTTCGAAGATTTCTTTGTCCATCCTGGAAGATGTGTATGAAGAATATAAAGCATTACAGAAACAGAAATCGTCTTTGGGAACGCCTCTGAGTCAAGAGTGCCAAAGAAAAACCCATCGTCTACAACGGGAGCATAATCTATTGCTCCGTCAATATAACATACAACACCACTTGGGATAAGAGTTGTATTTTTTTCTTCCCCGGTGTCCCCTTCGTTGTTTGTCAAAAAGTTAATAAACTTCGCCTTCATCAGAGGAGGTGCCGAAATCTGTCCGTCTTCATAAACGGGATAAACCATTCTTTTCAAAACACCAATTTTATACAAATTTAATTTTGCTTCTTCTTCGCTTTCTGCAGGAACATTCCAAGAAATTGTAACTGCTCGTTCTGTTCCTTTATATATGCTCATCGCATCCATACGACCATATACCTTATTTTTTTCCCATTCAGCAGTATGTGTATCGCGATAATCAGTCAGAAACGCTTTAAAATCTACTCTTTCTCCCGAAGGAATATGCTGAAATTGGATAATTAACCCTTTCCTCTTTTCAAGGAAATCCGTTCCTTTTACTTCGGGAAGTGATATCTGGTCATTCCCCGTAAGCTTAAGACTTCTTCCATCAGAAGATACGCCGTATTGTTCGTCTTTTTTTATCTCTGTCAACGATTAGCCCTCGTTAGTAAGCAACCGACCTAGAGTCTATTCTAATTTCTTCATTTATTGTGTCGACAATAATCTTCTTAAATACCTTGCCGTCTA